CTGTTTTGCAAAAATTGCCCGCCAGCGATACCGTTTCGGTAGAACAAATCCAAGATGTTGTTGAAGATGTTTTAATTGATAACGGATTCAAAAAAGAAGCTAAAAATTATATTATTTATAGAGAACAACGGAGACAGGTACGAGAGGCTTTAAATAATAATCTTGACATTATAGACTCTTATTTAGATAAGTCGGACTGGGAAGTTAATGAAAATGCAAATACTACTTTTTCATTACAAGGATTAAATCATTATGCTACCTCTAAATTAAGTAAACAATATTGGTTAAATAAAATATATTCTAAGGAAATCAGAGAGGCGGTTAAAAGAGGGGATATACATATACATGATTTAGGAACAAATATTTGTCCATATTGCTGTGGGTTTTCTTTGTATGATTTATTAGAAAAAGGATTTACGGGAGTTCCTGGCAAAGTATCATCCGCGCCTGCAAAACATTTTAGAACTGCTTTAGGGCAAGTTGTTAATTTTTTGTTTTCTGTATCTGGAGAAATTGCAGGTGCTTGTGCTTTTTCCAATTTTGATACTTTGCTCGCGCCTTTTATTCGCTACGATAAGTTAGATTATTTACAAGTTAAGCAAGCACTTCAAGAGTTTTTATTTAATATGAATGTGGCTACAAGAACTGGATTTCAATGCTTAGATGAAAAAAGCGATGTTTTAACTATTAATGGATGGCGAAAATATAATGAAATTAAAAAAGGGGATATTGTTGCAACATATAACTTGGAAAATAAACAAATAGAATATTTACCAGCATTAAATATTTTTGTCAGAGAATATGAAGGAGATATGTATAATCTTAAAAACAGGACTAATGATATATTAATATCTCCTAATCATAGAGTAGTAAGAAGAATTTTTAATTGGATGTCACAAGGAGAAAAAGATGTTGTTGAACCAATTGAAAAGATATTAAAATATAAAACTCCTATATTGATTCCAGTCGGAAGCAAGGGAAGTAAAGAAGGTATCGTTATAACAAAAGATGAAGTAGAATTGCTAGCTTGGGTAATATCGGAAGGAAGTGCAGATAAAAACGGAAACGGTGTTGGTAGAATTTCTATATATCAGTCAAAATATAAATATTATGAAAGAATTGTTAAATTATTAAATAAATTAGGATTAAAATATACAACAAGAACACAGCAAGGATTGGGGAAATCTTCTGAAATATTAAGATTAAATTCAGATTCTTCTAAAAAAATATATAAATTAATGGGATGCGATAAATACAAAGGCATTCAGTTTATTCCTGATATTTTATTAAATCTAGATTCTGATTTATCTAAATTATTTTTAGAAATTTATATTTTAGGAGATGGGAATGTTAAAAGGAGAAGAATTACAACAGTAAAAAAACAAATAGCAGATGGATTAATGCATATTGCTACAAATGCAGGCATAGGAACAACGTGTTCAATTAGAAAAAGAGCAGGAATTGGAATAAGCAAGCAAGATCAATATGAAATTGTGTTATTAAAATCAAAAACACAATCAATAATGAATATTGAAAAAATAAAATATAAAGGAATTATTTGGTGTCCTTCTACAACAAACGGAACATTGGTTGCTCGTAGAAATGGGGCTACTTTTATTACAGGAAATTGCCCATTTTCCAACATAACATTAGATTTAACTCCTTCAGAAAATTTTGCTAAACAGCCTGTTTTAATCGGTGGCAAATTACAAGATAAAACATATTCAGAATTTCAGGATGAAATGAATATTTTTAATAAGGCTTTTTTTGAAGCAATAATGGCAGGGGATTCTTCTGGCCGTGTTTTTACATTTCCGATTCCTACTATAAATGTTACTCCTGATTTTCCGTGGGATAATCCTTATCTTGAGTCGTTGTGGGAGGCAAACGCTAAATACGGTATTTGTTATTTTGCAAATTATATAAATTCTGATATGAAGCCGAGTGACGCAATGTCAATGTGCTGTCGACTAAGATTAAATTTGTCAGAATTAAAAAATCGTGGAGGAGGTGGGTTATTTGGTTCCGGCGCATTAACCGGCTCTACAAATGTGACCACGATCAATTTACCTCGTATTGGATATTTGTCAAAAACAAAAGAAGAATATTTTGATAGATTAGGAAAGTTGATGGATTTAGCAAAAACAATATCAGAAACAAAAAGAAAAATAATTGAAAAGATGGCAGATAAGTCTTTATATCCTTATTCTAAATTTTATTTGGGGAATACTAAAAAACAAAAAGGGGAATATTATGCTAATCATTTTTCTACTATTGGTGTTCTTGGGATGAATGAATCATTATTGAATTTTATGGGTAAAGATATTGGTACGCCAGAAGGAATTGAATTTACTAAAGAAGTGATGACTTTTATGAGAAGTAAGTTGATTGATTTTCAAAACGAAACAGGAAATTTATTCAATTTAGAGCAGTCGCCAAGCGAAAGCACATCTTTTCGTCTGGCATTAAAAGATAAAAAAGAATTTCCTGATATTATAACAGCGGGAACAAAAGAAACACCATACTATACAAATTCAACACAACTTCCAGTAAATTATACAGATGATATTTTTGAAGCGATAAAACTTCAAGACGATATAACTTCTATGTACAATGGGGGAAGTTCTTGCCATATCTTTGTGGGCGAGCGCGTATCTGATATTGAAAGTGTAAAAGCATTAGTTAAAAAGATTTTTACTAAATTCAAAATGCCTTATATTTCTTTAACACCAACATTTTCAATTTGTTCAGAACATGGTTATCTAAATGGTGAACAACCAAGATGCCCGCATTGTGATAAAGAAACCGAAATTTTTTCGCGCGTGGTTGGATACATTAGACCAGTAAAACAATTTAATGAGGGAAAGAAAATTGAATATTCACAACGAAAGCTCTACAAACTTTAACTCCTTGCAAAATATATTAAAATATGCTATATATAAAATAGATTAAAAAATATTTTACAGGTGTTGTTTTTATCTTTATAATGAAAGTAGTAGTTCTTTAACATAAAGAATTGGCGCGAAATATTGAAACAGGAGGTTAGTATGAAAGAATCTTATTGGCAAGGTGTTGTTAATCAACTTCAAGTTGAAAAGAAGTATTGTCAACGAAGAATTGCTGATATTGAAAAAGAAATTGGGGATATTGAGATAGTTCAAGCAATGAACAAAGAAGGAGGTTAGATAATGCACTATGAGTGTAATGCTAATCCAGGCATAGAGATAGACAAGGCAACTCTTGAATTATGCAGAATGAAGAGGTGTGAAAGAATCATTGAGGTGAATGACGATGGACTTCAGTCTAAGAACAGATATAGATGACAACTTTTTCTATTTTAGCGTGGCTAATGTAACAATAGCGTTTTTTCACGCAGATATAGATAAGGTCATCGGTAAATTGGAAAATGTGAAAAAAGAAATTAGAAAGAATGAAAAAGGAGAGCAAAAAAGAATAAACTATGCGGACTTTGACGGATTGGGGGTATCTTAGTGGACGATGATATAGAAAAAAGAGTAAGATATAAAACTGTGGAAGCGGATATTATCGAAGTAAGTTTGGGAGTGGAAGAAAAAATTGTTTCTTTAACTCTATACTCCGATAGATATAAAACACAAACCAATATATTTCTTAATGAGGAAAGCATTGAACAAGTCATAGCGATTTTAGGAAAGGTTGTTGACTATACGGTTAAGAAAAAAATTGAGGTATTACCTGGATACCAATAAGGAGGTAGAGATGGGACACAGAAAGAAGTACAAAGACGCCGAAGGAAAGAAAAAGAAAAAAAGACATAGACGAGTAGAAATAGGAGGTTGCAGTAAAGAAGGATGGGAGATAATAAAAAGGGTTTATGATTATACATGCCCTGTCTGTGGTCGCCGTGAGCCGGAAATAAAGCTAACAAAAGACCACATCATTCCAGTTGGATTAGGAGGTACGTCTTATATAGAAAATCTTCAACCGTTATGCACCAAATGCAATCAGGCAAAAGGAAAGTCAAAAATGTATTATCCTCCCCCGATATTAGTATCGTCAATGAAATGCGTATAAAGTTAAAAATGGCAAACTCATACCTAGTATGATATGCCTACTTTTTTCAGAAAATAAAAAATTGTTTTTTGAAAGAATTAGGTATGATATAAGTTGTTTTTAATTTTTCTAAAAATATGGAAATAAAAAAAAGTGTTATAGATATTTCGCCTTCGCTTACGGATTGGCGGGTTGGTGCGGAAACAGGAATAGAGTATAAAGTAAATGTTGAAGATGGAGATTGGTCGCAATTTTTACCATCAGAAGAAAAACAAAGAAAAAATACAGAAACATCGGCTTGTGTTTCCTTCAGTTTAATGAATAGCTTGGAAACCCAATATGAGTTTCAACGAAAAAATGGGAAAATATCTGATGAAATACACGAGTATTTAAAGAAACAGGGCTATATTGATAGCAATAATAAATTAAATATTTCAGATAGAGCTATTGCAAAAATGTCTGGCACGACCGCACAAGGAAATTCATTGATAAAAGTTTGGGATACTGTAAACAATGAAGGAGTTTTGCCAGAAACAGATTGGCCTTTTTTAGACACGATGTCGTTTGATGAATATTATTCTGAAATTCCTCAAAATTTAAAAGTTAAAGCTAAAAAATTTCTTGATATATTTGATATAAATTATGAATGGGTTTATTACGGTGCGACTAACATTGACTTAATAAAACAACATCTAAAGCAAGCTCCTTTGCATATCGCTTCTCCTGTTTGTTCACCTTGGGGAAGAGTTGGAATAGTAACTGATTGCGGAAAGAGAGTTTGTGAGCACGCAACTATGTTATTTAATTGTTCAGATTATTATTTAGAAGATTTTGATACTTATTCTCCATTTAATAAAAAATTGGCACTTGATTATTATGTGCCGGCTGTTATTAAAGGAGTATTAAAAGTTAAAAACAATCCACAATTTACATTTGAAAAAAAATATTATAGATTTGATAAAGATTTACAATATGGAAATAGAAATGACGATGTAATAAAATTACAAGATGTTTTAAAATTAGATGGTTGTTTTTCAAAAAATGTATTATCTACTGGTTATTTTGGAAATATAACGAGAGAGGCAGTTAAAAAATTTCAAAAAAAATATAATGTTTGTTCGTATTGGGAATTGCTAATGGCAAATGGTCGGGTTGGTTCTAAAACAAGAGCCAAATTGAATGAATTGTTTGGGAAAACAGAAATCAATGCTTGATAATTATTTTGAATATATTGTAAATATTTTTGTTTCGTTTAAAAATTGTTTTGATATTAAAATAGTATTTTCTTATTTGATGGTAGTTGGTAGTTTTTTGTTTAATGTTGATAGATTGGAGGTATTAGAAGGATTGCTCGTGGTGATATTGTTTGATTTTTTAACGGCTATTTGGGCAAATAAAAAATGTGGGAAAGTTATAGAAAGTAAAAAAGCGATACGAAGCGCATTTAAAGTTTTTGTTTATGCTATTCTTATTTCCGCGGCGCATTTCGGAGACAAAGCATTAGGAATAATAGATTGGCAAATTAGTTTAGAGACTGCAATGACTGCATTTTTAGTTATTTCTGAATTTATATCTATAATAGAAAATGTCGGAATGATGGGATATGCAATACCTAAAAAATTATTAAATTCTCTTAAAAATTATACAGGAAGTTGTGATTGTAAATTGAAATAAAGGTCGGCTAGTAATAAAAAATTAAAAAAATATATGGATTTTACATTTTTATCGTTTTTACTGGGAGGATCCGTTTTAGCGACATTGGTAGTTGGTTCATTAAAAAATTTCTTAAAGGAAAAAATTAATGATCGATATGGGAGTTTAGCTGTTCTTGTTGTTTTGTTTTTAGTTTCTTTAGTAATAGCTGGTCTTGGCTATACTTGGGAGTTGTTGCCTGTAAATATAACTTATGCAATTGGTATAATATTTACTTCGGCAATTACAGTATTCCAAGTATTTTATAAAGCATTATACCAAGAAGCTTTGTTGGGAAAAGTAGACAAATCTAAAAAATAAATATATGAGTAAATACTTAAATTTTTAGTTGGCTTTTTCATTTGTTTGGTCACGGGAAGTTTTACAGCTTCTCAAACACTTGCAAAAAGCGTGTTTGATTGTTTTGAAACTAAATCTTCTATAAATTATTTAAATTTAAAAAAACATAAAATATGTTCTATTGAAGAATATGTTCCAGAAATAAAAACACAATTATTAGCAACTATTATTGATGATACGAAAATTAAAAATAAATCTTTAATAGATTGTCTAATAAAATATGAAAGCAACGGTAACAAATATGCGATAGGATTAGCGGGAGAAAAAGGAATTTTGCAGTTTAAACAACAAACTTATAATCATTATTGTGTAAATAAATTTGGGTTATCTGATGATATTTTTGATGAAGTAAATCAAAAGATATGTGCAGATAAAATGATTAGTATTGGGTTGTTGTACCATTGGTCGACGAGATTTAAATGTATTTAAAAAACAATGGCAAAAAAACCTGTTAAGAAAGAAGCAAAAAAGAAGAAAGTTTGTAAAAAGTAATATAAAAAGACTGCCAGAAATGGCAGTTTTTTGTTAAATATATTATACAATATTTTACTACCCTAGAAATAATATTTATAATGAATGATATATAATGTTTTAATACATGTCATTATTTTCATATATTTCTGACCAATTTTCAAAAAATAAAAAGCAGGCAAGAAAAGAACCGAGGGAACGAAGCATGTCAATTTCTGATATGTTGAATGAACTAGGTGTTCGCAATTCTACAACTATCGGAACTTATGATGAGGAAGAAAATCCTGATAAAATTTCTATAGATAGATATATACAAATGCAGGATACAGATGGAACGGTGAGGGCAATCACTCGATTGTTTGCTATGCCGATTCAATCAACTACTGTAAAAATTTTACCAGGAGAAAACGATAAAGGAGAACGAGATTTCATAGAAACTGTTTTTACTAAACCAGAATTTGTCGGGGGTATGTCTACTCCTATTTCTTTTGTTATAGCAGATATGACAAGAGCTATTTTTGAAGGATTTAGAGTATTTGAAAAGGTTCCTCAAATTATAAAAGAAGGAAAATATAAAGGAAAGATTGGTTGGCGTAAAATAGCAACAAGAGATGCTTCCACCGTTGCTTTAAAAGTTGACGAAAATGGTGGATTTAATGGAGCGCATCAGCAAGCATATTTTGGAAGTAAAATGGTTAGTGTTGATATTCCAAAAGAAAAATGTATATTATTTACTTTTCAAAAAGAACGCCATCCTTTATATGGTGAATCAATTTTAAAAACTGCTTATTATCATTATGACAAAAAACATAAATTATATTATCTAGCACACAAGAAAGCAGAAATTGATGCTGTAGGATTAAAGATTTTAAAAATAGTTAAACCTACTAATGATTCTGATATTAGAGATGCTGAAGATGCGGTTGATAGCATTGGTGTAAATTCAAGAGTTACTTTACCTAATGGATATGAATTGGAAATTGATAGAGCACCGTCTGGCGGATATGATGTTTTGAAATTGATAGAACACCACGACCAACAAATTTGTTTGTCAACATTAACACAGGCGATGTCCTTAGGAACTAAATCTACATATGCTTATCCTTATGGTGGCGGCTATGACGCACAATCTTTATATATTGTTCAGATGTTGCAATCAGTTTTGTCGGCAATGGAGGATGTTATAAATCAATGGGCGATTCCTCAACTTATTGATTGGAATTTTGGTTCTGGTAGTTATCCTAAAATTAAGTTAATGCCCATCAAGGAGGAATCTAAAGACGCATTGATTAAAATATTCCAAACTATTATTTCAAAACAAGTAGAAGGACTAAATCCTGCATTTCTTAATTCATTAACTTTTGAAGTGGCTAAAACTCTTGGGTTGGATATAAAACAAACTGACGAAATGGACGCAATGAAAGCATTTGAAGCAGGTAAGAAAGAAGTGTTTGATAAAAATAAAAAACCAGCCACCGCTACTCCTGATAAAGTAAAAAAAGACGTTAAAAAGAAAGCAATAGATTTAAAAGACGACCCATTCTTTTTAGAAAAATTTAAAACTATGGGTAAAAATTTCGCTATGGAATTAATAAAATAAATAAAAATATTTTACTACCCTAGAAATAATCTTTATAATAAAGGTATATAATATTTTCAATGTTTTAATATATTGAAAATAAAAAATATTATTTAAATATCGTGCCTATTCCAACTCCAAAAAAAGATGAAAAAGAAACTGATTATATTTCCCGTTGTATGGGAGTAATCGGTGGAGAATACAAAGACAAAAAACAAGCAGTCGCTGTTTGTTATTCTACTTGGAAAAATAGAAATAAATCAAAAAATAGCTTTGGTTTAGATTTTACAATTAAAGAATCTAAAACTATTTCAAGAAATAGTAAAAATGGTAAAACTGAAAAAAGAGTTATTGTTGGGTATGCCGCCACTTATGATGTTCATAGAAATGGCAGAACATATCAATTAACCAGGCAAGCGATTGAAAACGCAAAAGATGATTTATTGAAATATAGTACAGTTTTATTTAATCATCAACAAGATAGACCGATTGGACACGTTTTAGAAACCGAAGCTGATGATAAAGGACTTTTAGTTAAATTTATTTTATCAAATTCAGAACAAGAAATTTGGGATAAAGTACAAGATGGTACTATATCAAAAATGTCTTATACAGGTGAATTTGACGATTATGAATTGATAGAAACCGATAAAGATCCTATTTGGCAAATAAACAGTATTAAGTTTTTCGATGTTAGTTTAGTTTCTGTTCCTGGAAACGAAGAAGCCGAAACTATTACAAGTTACACTTCTAACGAAACAGATTTATCTGACGCTAACAATGTTATTTCAAAACTAAAAGAATTAAAAGTTGAAGTAATGAACGAAGAGTTAAAAGAAAAAATAGATAGTATTTTGTTTCAAATAACTTTATCAACTCAACTCGTATCTGAATTACAAATTTTAGCGGGCAAAATGACTGAAGAAGATAGAGTTATTTTAGACCGAGCAATAAACATTTTATAAAATATGATAGAGCCAGTAGAAGAAGAAAAAGCCTGTGAATGTGAATATGATTTGGCAGACGAAACAGAAACTCGTCCAATTTTTCATATTACATCAGAAAGC